TATTTTTTTTTATTTATTTTCATTTACCTTTGGTTTGGTTAACCAAATTAAACCTATTTTTTAGTGCAGGATATTGTAACACATGGAAAAAAAGAAACGCGGCGGACCGCGGCCCAATTCAGGCCGACCGCCTAAAATACAGGAAGTCAAGTTGATAGAACAAATGGACGCTATTTGCGTACCTGATAAAATTTGGGAAGCCTTGTTAATGAAGTGCGCGCAAGGCGACACGCAAGCTTTAAAACTTTGGCTTTCGTATCGCTTTGGATTACCGAAGCAGCAAATTGACGTGACGAGTAACGGTGAAAAGATAGCGCCTCCCATTCAATGGATAGGTAGAACCGCGGCGATCGAAGTGGCGAAGGTGATAAGCGAAGAAGACGAACCGCAAGCGCTGGAACTTAAGGAACTAAACGAAATTTAGTAAATGATTAACTTGCTAGAAGATTACAAGCCTTTATTTTACGAGCAGCCCGAAACAAGGTATTATTTAATTACAGGCGGCCGCGGTTCTGGTAAATCTTGGACTTTGGCGCTTTTCCTGTTAAATCTAACTTATCAAAAAGGCCATGTCATATTATTCACGCGTTACACCTTGGTTTCCGCGTTCATATCGATTATCCCCGAATTTTTAGACAAAATAGAAATAATGGGAAAAGTTAACGACTTTGAGGTAACCCAAAGCGAAATAATAAATAAATTAACGGGCTCAAAGATTCTATTTCGAGGAATCAAAACGAGTTCAGGCGTAAACACTGCAAATCTCAAAAGTATTGCGGGACTTTCTACGTGGGTAATTGATGAAGCCGAGGAACTAACCGACCCCGACGTATTCGACAAAGTGGACCTTTCAATACGAGCGAAGGAAAACTACAATCGCGTGATTCTCGTAATGAATCCGAGTTACAAAAGTCATTGGATTTACAACGATTTCGTAAAGAAGAAACGAAAGGACACAACCTACATTCACACAACTTACATAGACAATAAAGAAAATTTATCCGATTCATTCATTCAAGCAGCGGAAAAGACAAAGCGAGAAAACCGCGCGCGATATGAGCACCTATTTTTAGGAACATGGCTAGACGACGCTGAAGGCATGCTTTGGAATCGCGCAATAATCGGAAAAGCTAGAATAGACGAAGCTCCAAACCTTTCGAGAATTATAGTTGCAATCGATCCAGCAACTACGGCGAATATGCAAAGCGACGAAACTGGTTTGGTTGTCGTTGGAAAAGATAGCGAAGGTTTTGGCTATGTGTTGGAAGACCTTAGCGGAAAGTATTCGCCGAATCATTGGGCAAAAGTTGCAACGGACGCGGCCTTTCGTTGGAATGCCGATTGCATAGTCGCCGAAAAGAATCAAGGCGGAGACATGGTCGAAGCTGTATTAAAATCGCAAGGAAGTAATTTTCGAATAAAGCTAGTGACTGCGACAAAGGGAAAATTTGTGAGAGCTGAGCCCGTTTACTCTTTGTACGAACAAGGTCAAATATATCACGTTGGAAGTTTTCCTATTTTAGAATCGCAAATGGTAACATTTAATCCCGACAAAGGGAAAAGCCCCGATAGAGTTGACGCGCTTGTTTGGGGATTAACTGAACTAATGGTAAAAAACAATTTTGAATTCTCAATATGAAAAAAGAAACAATTGCCGCGCTTATTTTAATGCTGTTAACTTATTTATTTATCGCATTTGTAGTATTAGATTTTAACGTGCTTAGTTGGCATTGGTTGGCTCGCGCTGTTATGGTTGTAACTTGGTTTTACGGAGTTACATTTTTAGAAAAGAATAAATAAGTATATTTGCTAAAACGAATATGCTATGCTATTAAAGGCTCTAAGGTCTTACATTAATCCTGCGGTTATTTCGACACCTCAGAAACCAGATGTAAACCTACTCAATCAAATACTTTATGGTCAATTCACGGCCTCTACGCTTGTTGTTTGGTACGACTCAAATCAGCAGACTTTTATCGACCAAGGTTACAAAGGAAACGCGCTTGTTTACTCAATCATCCGAAAAATCGCCGAAAAGGGTAAGCAGTGCCCGACCTACGTTTATAAGGAGACTGAAGCGGCTAAAAAGTACAGAGGCGGAAAGTATAGCGCGAAAGAGTTAAATAGAATCCAGAGTATAGCGTTTAGAAAAAAGGAATTAGAAGACGTTAATTATTCCGATCCAGTAAGCCAATTGATTAAGAATCCTAACCCTATGCAGACTTGGGCGGAGTTTCTTGATTCTATGATAACGTGGTACAATACTAGCGGTGAAATCTTTGTTTACGGCTTTGCCCCACAGGACGGCTTAAACAAGGGCAAAATAAAGGAAATGTACGTTTTGCCGTCTAACTATGTCGAAATAGTAGCTGGAAGTTTGTTTGAGCCTGTACGTGGCTATAAATTGATTATTGGAGACCAGAACATTGAGATACCAGCGGACGAGGTATTGCACATTAAAACCACAAATCTAACTTGGGATTTGAATGGTTCGCAATTGCGCGGAATGCCTCCGCTATTTGCTGGTTTAAAGACTTTACAAGCGAACAACGAAGCAACCGAGGCAAAGCAAAAGACATTCCAGAACGGCGGTGCAAAAGGGATTATTTCTCCAAATGTAAACAATCCTGAGTTTTGGCCTTCCCCTGATCAGCGCGCGAAGATGGACGAGCGCATAGATGAGAGGATTAACGGCAATAAGAACCTGAATAAGATTGTTGCTTCTTCTATTCCTTTGCGTTACGATGCGATTGGATTGAGTCCTGTAGCTATGGATATTATCAACTCTCAGAATATGGACTTGCAAACGCTTTGCGGTCTGTGGGGAGTCAATCCTGTATTGTTTACTTCGAACGCTACTTACGCCAACTTAGAAGGCGCTCAAAAGGCTTTGGTGACTGATGTTATTATGCCTCAGCTTCAAATGATTGAGGAGAAGTTTACGCAATGGCTTGGCAAGTCTTACGGCATGGATTATGTCATTGACTTTGATATTTCATCGTTCTCTGAGTTACAACCAGATGTGAAGGTTATTTTGGACACATACGGGAAATCGCCTTACTTTACTGGAAACGAAGTTAGAAGCTTACTTAACTGGCACGCGAGCGAAGACCCAGCAATGGACGTGCATTGGATACCGAGCAACGTAATTCCGAGCGAGGAGGCTTTGGGAACTGCTGCAACGGACTTTAGCGATTTCCAAGCGTAAGAAATGAGAAAAATAAATTACTCCAAGGTTAGAAGGTCAGCGCAAGCCGACTTGAAGAAATACGAACGCCTTGGAGTAAAAATATTTACTGAGGCATTAAGAGAGCAAGCTAAACCAGTTGTGCCGTTGTTGCCAATGCAGGAGGCTTATATAAAATTTTATCAGACTGTATTTGTTGATTCTGCAACCAAGGAATATAATAGGATTCGTCAGGAAAATAGGGAGAAGGCATTTCTGCCAGATAATTTTTTTGTTAGCACTTGGCTTGAGTTTATCAAGAATTGGGTGATTCAGAATTTAGGTCAGTTAATATTTGATGTAACGGACACTAGCCAGAAGAAGGTTAACGAAATAGTTGCTCAAGGAATTAATGAAGGATTAAACCCTAGGCAGATTGAGGATAGATTACTTCAGGAAATTCCTGATATAAAACGAGCTAGGGCAATTGCTAGGACTGAATCAACAAGGGCTTACAATGAAGGCAAGATGAAGTCTGCTATTGATTGGGCCAATCAGACTGGAACTCAGTTATGGAAAATATGGATTCATGGAGGAGCTAAGGAGCCAAGGATTCAGCATATTATAGCGCAGAATAAACCGAAAAGATTTGATCAGCCGTTTGTGTTTAATAGTAATGGTGTTCAGGTATTAATGGACAAGCCTGGAGATTTAAATGGGGGGGCCGCTCAAACTATAAATTGCTCATGTGTAGTGATTTATGTTTCAGAGTCTTATGCAAGAAGATATTTTAAGGATACCTTTATTCTGTAGGTGGTTTTGTTTGTTAATTTTTTTTCTTTGTATATTTGGGTAAACGAATAAGCAATGCTAGAAAAAGCTGAGCAAACGTATTCCGATTATCCAGAGGCGGTTAGAAATAACGCTAAGCGAGTTTTGAAATATGTTGAGGAAAACGGCTGGGGACCTTGCGGAACGCCAGTAGGAAAGCAAAGAGCGAACCAGCTTGCAAACGGCGAGCCAGTTTCGGTCGATACGATTAAGCGAATGTTTTCGTATTTAAGCCGTCACGAGGTTGACTTGGAA